ATGGAACACCTACTTGTGGCTTTTGTTTAAGAGCTAAAAAGTTAGCAGCACGCCACGGTTTACAACATGAATATAAAGATATTACATACTCTGCAAATAGAGATGAAATGATTAAACGCCTCGGTAAGCAAGCCAAAACAGTTCCTCAGATTTTTTGGTATGGTAAACATATTGGTGGTTATAATGAATTTGCAGCCGAAGTAGAAAATACTCGGTCATACGGAGACGGTGACTTAAATTAATTTCGTATGAAATGAAATTAACTATTGACATTCCTACATTTAGTTGGTATATTAGAATCAACAAATAAAGGAATACTAAAATGCATAAGATCTTATCAACTAAAATTGAATTAATTGCTGAAATTTTACTTTTCAACTGTGAATCAACATGGGAAGAAGAAAAATTATGGCTTGAAAAAATGTCAATCGTAGCTTTACAAGATCACTTGTTTTATGATCTTACTGAAGGTACTATGTACACTTATACATACACAGGAGAATTAGCATAATGTCTTATACATTTTCTACTGAATTATTCTCAGACCTTCATAAAGATGCGTTTGGTTACCGTCCTCAAAACGATCATCCTTTTTATTCTTCAAGTGATGCTGATAAACAGTATTGCTGGGATTACACAGTTAAGCAGCTGGAAATCCGTGAGCTTGAAGAAAAAGAAGCTGAAGAACAAGCGGTGATTGATTTTAAAGAATCACTTTATTCAATCAATCCTAACGATACATTACGTCAAGGTTTACGTAGAATGGTGGACGTTAATACTCTTAAACATTCTCAAGATATTGAACATTGGGTATGGTCTTTTGGTATTTTGTTTACTCCCTTTGGTAAAGAAATTATAAAAACTTTAGAAAATATGAAATTAACTGTTGACATTCCTGTTTAAACCAGTTATATTAGAATCAACAAATAAAGGAATATATCATGTCTTACCAAATGACTAATCTAAATACAAATCAATTCATCACTGCAGATGTTGTCTTTTCGTTTCAAAAAGCAATCGCAGATAAATTTAACGCGTCATATAACTTTGGCACAACACACTTTTGGAATTTTGTTTCAGCTGATATGCATATGGATCTTTCAGAAAAATATGATAGCACATACATCGATGAGTCTTTTGACTTCTTGGTTGAGTGTGAAATTGAAGACCGTATGGTTGAAATGTATGATGGGATTGAATAATAGGTTATGATATGGTTAGGGTTATACACTATGTTGGTATGACTGAAGAAACATACCAACGAGCACGTAGGGTCTTTGGTGGTCCTGCGTACTTTCACCGTCGGATGGACGATCGCGTTATGAGCGAAGTTGGTTCAGAAGACGTTGTAATTTTTGAAGATGAGAGTCGTTGTCCTTATGTATGGGATGCGTCTGCAGTGCCAAGGAGGTATACTGAATGAGTATGCATATGATACGTGGCGTTCAAGTCCACGGCAAGATGAAAAAGAAACTAACACCAAAGGATCGTTTGGCTGCTATCGAGCACGAGAAGTTCCTTAAGAAAATGGGTGTTGGTAAAACTAAAGCTCGGAATACAAATACTATTCCAGATTACGCATCTAAAAATAAAACACCGCTCAGCAATAAAGTTGCTGGGCACGGTCCAGCTAGAGAAAGTACACAGTATACTGGTGATTACATTATAGGCATTGGTCAGATGCATAAGTCTAATGGTGTTCCTATTACGCGTAAAGAAGATGCTGTTGCTATCGCAAACATGAGGAGATGATATGAAAACAACATGGGTAGATCCACCTAAAGGATGGGCTTATGGCTTTCCAAAGTCTTTACCAAATCCACTGCCGGAACCTTGGAGTTTAAACCTATGGCTTATGTCAGAAGGTTATCCAATGAAAGAGTTTGCTAATTTTGGAGATAACTTTAATGATTACGTGAGAGTGTGGTATACATATGACTGGCAAGATTGATTTAAACCAAGTTACTCGAGTTGAAGTAATTGATAATAACGGAAGGTCATATGCTAAACATAATGTTGAACGCGTATGGCTTTCCTTACAAGATGATAACCAAACTTTAAAAGTAATGGTCACATACGAAGACGAAGAGGAAATCTGTATAGATTGATAAATAGCTCTATTACTATGGAGTTATTAAATGTGGCACTACAAAGGTGAGGAATTCACCTCAGAAATGATTGGTGATTATATCGGATTTGTTTATATAATCACTGATGGTTCCAACGATAGAAAATATATCGGTAAAAAGATTTTCAAATCAAAAAGAAAACTTAAACCCTTAAAGGGTATGAAACGACGAAGAACTAAAATAGTTGAGTCAGATTGGCAAAAGTACTATGGTTCTTCTGAAGAAGTTAAACTTATGGTTGAGGAAAAAGGCGTAGACAACTTTTACCGAGAGATAATCCACCTTTGTGATAAAAAAGGCGAAATGGGTTACCTCGAACTTTACGAGCAAATAACACGCCATGCTCTATTAGATGATTCATATTACAATGGCATATGCCAAGCAAAAATCCACCGCAGCCACGTTAAGGGATTAAAATGGCTAATGGACGAAAATAATGGTTGACATTTCATAATACTTGGTTTATATTAGTATTAATAAGGAATCAATCCATGGAGCATATTATGATCATTAAACGTTCATCAGCATATAGCGGTAAAGTCCGCCAAAAGAATATCCCTGTAGATCCACAAGATTGGGCAATGTACCAAGGCGGTTATGGATCTATACATGAGGTTATGCCTTATCTTACAGATGAAGATCGTGAGTTTATTTTATCAGGTATGGTTCCTGCTGAATGGAAAGAAGCATGTGCTGAAATCAATGCAATAGTAGAAGATACATTTGCATGATAGTTCTATTTAACGGTCCTCCTAAATCAGGCAAAGATGCTGCAGCCGATTACTTTAAAGATAAAGGTTGGAAACATCTTTCATTTAAATACCAATTATATAAAGAAACATGTAAATACTTCGGATGTAATTACGAATGGTTTATGGAGCGTTATGATGATCGTAGCGTAAAAGAAGTTCCTCATATGGATCTTGGTCATATGTCATGTCGTGAAGCTATGATATACGTATCAGAAACAATAGTAAAACCTAAGCGTGGTTTGGATTACTTTGGTAACCAAGTTGCTAACGAAATTGATTTGAATAAAAATTACGCAATTTCTGACGGTGGTTTTGTTGACGAACTCATACCGATTATAAATAAAATCGGAGATAACAATTTCGTACTTGTCCAATTAACTCGAGATGGTTGTGATTATTCAACAGACTCTCGTAGATATTTTGATGGCGATGTCCAACAGGAATACATAAATTCCCATCGTACAGAAATAAACAAAAAGTATGTGTTACCTCATAAGTTTAACGTAAAGACTTATCGGATTCACAACAACTCAACTATTGAATCATTCTATTCAGTATTAGAGCAAATACATAAAAAGGAATTTTATGGAAAAGGATCGCAAAGCAGAGCAGCCTAAGACGGCAACCAAACCAATATTTTATGAAAATCCTTACGATATAGAAACATTTTTTGAAGGTATGAACATCGCAATAGAACATGGAAAAGAATTCCAATATGTTGATAGATTTATTACTCATATGAGAATAGATCCATTACAAGACACTGCAGACATATCATTTAAAGTGCTATCGCAAGATTTAAAATTATTAGAATACAGTGATTAATTATAAATAAAATAGTTGACAGTCTACAATTCTTGTGATAAATTAATTATACAAGCTAATGAAGATAACGTGAAAAGGAATACATTATGGAAATCAACAAAGAAACTACAATCGCACAATTAGTCGCAGGTCCATGTGACGTAGTGTTCACAAAGAAAAACGGTGACAAGCGCGAAATGCGTTGTACACTAGAAGCTTCAATGCTTCCTCCTCAGCTTCCACTTGAAGAAGGTCAGGAAAAACAAAAACGTAAAGTTAACCCAGATGTTTTAGCAGTCTTTGATCTTGAAGCACAAGGCTGGCGTTCATTCCGATGGGATAGCCTACAATCAATCAATACATAATTTGGAGCTTAATAAATGAGTATGATTCATAAAGGTCATATTGTCGAGTCAGAACTGTCTAAGAACTCAAAAGGCGGAACTGAAATGATGCGAAAACGCGTACTCGACAATGTTGATTTTGAATTGCTATCAAACGCAGCAATTCATTTTTCACGTCCGAGGGAAATCCCTAATGACGTTAAACTAAATATTTTGTACTGTCACGATCTTGCTGAAGATCCAGAAAATGCTGTTCTAAAGGATGGTGGATGGAATACGTTCGACCATTTTGTTTTCGTAACACAATGGCAGCGGGATCAATACATTACATATTATGGATTACCATACTCAAAATGTACAGTAATTCCAAACGCGGTAGAGAAAGAATTCTTAGCACCAGAGGATATGAGTCATACAGGTAAAGTACGATTTATCTACCACACAACTCCACATCGTGGATTGGAATTACTATATCCAATCTTTGACGAACTAAGTAAACATCACGACAATATCCATCTCGATGTCTATTCATCATTTGCTATATATGGTTGGGCACAGCGCGATGATCCATATGTCGGTTTATTTACAGAAATTCATAACCATCCAAACATGACGTATCATGGATCAGTTCCAAATGCTCAAATTATTAAAGCGTTGGAAACTGCAGATGTATTCTTATATCCAAACATTTGGAAAGAAACGTCATGTATTGCTCTTATTGAAGCAATTAAATGTGGTGTGTTATGTATCCATCCAAACTATGGTGCTTTAACAGAAGTATCTCAAGGTCAGACATTAACGTATGATTATAGTGAGGATAACAATATGAATGCAAACGCTGCCTATAGTATTGCTGACCAAGTGTTAAACACTCAAAAGGAAGATAATGAATTCCTTAAGCGTTTCACTACATCAGACCGTGCATTCTTATCTAAAAACAGCATCCCTATTTTTGCAAATAGTTGGAACAAACTATTAAAGGAACTTAATGGCTGATATTATAGAATTTCCAAAAGACAAACAAAATGGTCCACCGCAATCCCAAGAAGAAGTTGCTGAAAAGCTGCTTGAATTTAAATTGGGTCATGCAGACCAGATTGCTGAAGTCCTTTGGCAATATGTATTAACAGAGCTTATTAGGGCTGGATGTATATTTGGCGTAGACGAAGCAGCGGAGCAAAATAAACACTTCCCTGCAATGGTCTTGGTCTTAGAGGCAAT